ATTTTATATATAATAAATTATAATATTATATTCTAGATTATATATCTAGTATATATAATATATTAATATATATAATATAATATATGGACAAAAATGGAAATAAAATAGCTATGGGATTAGATGTTTCAACATCAACCATAGGTGTGTGTATTGTACTTGATGATGGTTCTGATTATGGAAAAATTTTAGAATTAACTCATATTAGTCCTAAAATTCCAAGTAAAATTAAAGGAATTGAATCATTATTTATCAAGAAAAAGATTTTTGAAGAATTTATTGTAAAATTTAAAGATTTTGGTATTGATGAAGTTGTTATTGAAGAACCTCTATTGAGAAGTAATAACGTTAATACTGTCGGTACATTGTTACGCTTCAATGGAATGATTTCAGACTGTGTATACAACATCTTGGGTATAGTCCCACACTATATTTCTTCTTACGATGCAAGAAAGTATTCTTTCCCAACGCTAATGAGTATTAGAAAGTATGGAAAAGATGAAAAACAATATGATTATAAAAAAATCAAAAAAGAAATTCAACAATGTAAGATGGTTCTTTTTGGGGATTATCCATGGACTATTGATAAGAAAACAGTTATTCAAGGGAATGTATCTGAACTTTTCCCAGATGTACCTTGGATTTATAATAAAAAGGGAGAATTAAAGAAAGAGAATTTTGACGCATCTGATGCTTACGTAGCTTGTCTTGGATACTTAAATAAAGAAAAATACGGAGAGTTAGATATGAGAGTTGAAAATATCCAAGAGATTGATAAGGGGATTAAATACGATGTGGTTTATTGGAATAAACGTTTATCAAGAATTACATATTGCGATAAAAAATAAAAGAGAACATATTTTGTTCTCTTTTTTAATTAATAGTGATATATCTCTTTTGTTAATTCATCGTTATGTTCATCTGTTTTTAAGAATTGTTTAACAGATTCTTTTTCTTTATTATTCTCAAAATTTGATTTATTATTATAATCTTTATCGCCAGCTATTGCACTATTGATTTTAGTTATATCATAATAAGCTCCTACAGCGTAATGACCGTTAGCACCATATGCTACAGCTTCCTCATCAAGATTTTGAATCATAGCACGATATAAATCATTTTCTTTGTAAATTCTCTCACCCATGTTAATTTTGAATTTTAACAATAAATAGTATCTCAAATTTGTTTCTTCAACTAAAATATTGTATTTTTGCACCAAAAAAATATATGCTACCAGAATTATACGATATATATCATATCCTTTCATCTTTCCTCGGAGAGTGTAAAAATGGGTTTGATGGAGATAATATGCAATTACAATTCCCTTGTCCTCGATGTGTAGAGAGAGATGGAAATGGAGAGGTTGCAAAACATAATTTAGAGGTTAATCTTCAAAAACAAGTCTTTCAATGTTGGAAGTGCGCTTCTCAGGATGAAGATATGAAAGGTTCTATAGTAAAGCTTATAAAGTCATATGGAAACGAAGAGATTTTAAAAGATTATAAGCGTGCTATAAACTCTCTTAGAGAGAGCCGTATGTATCGTTTGAATTATAATGATGATGATTTCAATATTAAGGATAAGTCTGATGAAAATAAAGAGTTGTCATTACCATCTTCATTTAGACCGCTTGTAAAAGACCACTGGTATCCAACAGCTGTCATGGATTATCTTTCAAAAAGAAATATTAAATGGGATATAATTGAAAAATATCACATCGGTTTTAGCCAATATGAAAAAGATAATTGGCGTATGGGTAATCGAATTATTATACCTTCTTATGATAAGTACGGGGAATTGAATTACTGGACAGGACGTGATTATACAAATAAACCTAATAAGCAAAAATATTATAATCCTAAAGTAGATAGAAAAAGTATTATATTCAATGAGGAACTTATTCAATGGGATGCTGATATAACACTTGTTGAAGGTCCTTTTGACCATATAGTAGTACCAAACTCCATTCCTTTACTTGGAAAGGCATTAAACGAAAACTTTGACTTGTATTGGGAGATAATTAAACACGCTAAAGGTAATATCAATATATTCCTTGATGGAGATGCATTTGAAACAGTTCAAAAACTTTACTCTACTCTTAATCACGGACGCCTATATAATAAAATACGTTATATCCCAACCCAAGGTATTTATGACCCCTCTTTAATATACCAATTAGGTGGAGAGAAAGCAATCATACAATACTTAAGGGCAGCTACCAAATTAAGAGAGAATATATGAAAAATGAGAGCGTTTGCTCTCATTTTTTTTACACGATTTGAAATGTTATTTTTTCACCTTTAGAACTTGCTTTTTTAAGTATCGGGTAAAGTTTCTCAAATGCTTTTTTGCTTTCTATCACTTTACCAACAACTTTATTATAGCCAACTATAATACAACCATATGAATCATTCTCATCATTACCTGTATGTATTAAAACACCATCAAACCCAGGTACATTTAATAGACGTGGCACTTTACCACCACACAATGCTTTAAAATATGGTTTCTGACCGAATTTAGTACTCACAACATTAAGTGTTACATCATAAGTACCTGAAGGTATAGCTGTCTGTCCATAAACTTTCTTTTTCTTAATGTCATTTAATGGTGTATTCTGTGTTAAGCCTCTATCTTTATCTTCTATTGTATCACACACATAAACATCATCTACATACAATTTTCCAATTGTATACTTTTCTTTCTTACCTACTCTTTTTACTAAAATCTTCATTGTATTTTTTTATAATAAATACTAAAATACTTGTTTAATAAATATTTTTTTTGTATTTTTGCCAAAATTAAAAAAGTATACAGTATGATTAAATGTGTTATTCACACCGCAGATATTCATATACGCAACGTAATGCGTCATGAAGAATATTCTGAACAACTTATGAGATTCATTAATAAAAGTAAAGAAATTGCTTCTAAATATGATAAAGATGAAGTAAGAATAGTTATTGCTGGTGATTTAGTACATCAGAAAAATAACATAAGTAATGAGTTGTTTAGTTTTACAAGTACATTCATTAGAGCACTTGAAGAAATTGCTAAAGTTATTGTCATCAGTGGTAATCATGACTTAGTGGTTAATAACATTAATAGAGAAGACACTATGTCTGCTTTATTTACCACCGCATGTTTTCAAAATACCATTTTTCTTGATAGAGAGTTAGATTATTGTAGTGGAGTATATCAAGATGATAATATTCTATGGGCATTATATTCTATATATTCAGATTATTCAAAGCCTGAAATACCTAAAGATGTTAAAGATTTAAAGGTTATTGGATTGTATCACGGAACTGTAGTCGGAAGTCAAACGAATAGTGGTAGAATTATGGAAATTGGAAACGATGGTGATATTTTCTCTACATGCGATGCAGTTATGGCTGGTCATATACATATGAGGCAAGTTTTAAAGAGGAAAAATACTGAGATTGTATATCCTGGTTCATTAATACAACAAGACTACGGAGAAACAATTAGTAAACATGGTTTTGCTGTGTGGGACATTGAGAAGATGACACATAAATTTGTTAATATTGATACTGATTATGGTTTCTATAATATAGAAATTAATAATATACAAGATTTGGAAGAAGATAAAGAAACACTGGTTAACCAATAACCAGTGTTTCTTTATTTAGATTATTATCACTAAAAACTACTTCAAGAATAGTCCCTGCAGGAATCATCTGTTCCATGTATGGTATTACTATATCTTTCAGATATTTAACTTCACACAATCCTTCTCCTGTATACCAATCACTATGTAAATGGAAACGAATTAAAAGACGTTTATTATTAACTATCTGATTCGTTACACTATCCCCGTCAAAACCAATATATGAATTGGAAGTCACTTTCTTCCTATTATATGTTTCATCATTAGTTCCTCTTTCTCCATTTAATATTTGGTTGAGAGCGTATGATTCAACAAGATTCGTACCATGACGTTTAACATTGTTTTTTACAATATTTTCATCATCTGTATAGATGTGATAGTGTCCATTAGGTGATAAGTAATTACCAAAATAGTGTACCTTTTTATCAGTAAACAAATATTTGTCGTAATTAACCACGCTATCATTACTATCAACTAATCCTGTAAAACCGATAGGGTAAACATTAGTCGCAATATCATTTAAACCATCACGATAACATCTGTCATCAAATAAATTATTTTCATAAGCATATTTAAATAAATTCTTGAAATATTTAAAATACTCATGTCCACAATCATATCTCATATTACCACAATGAGGATTATTGCCTTTAAAATAATCTGTGATTGCATTAAGAACAAAGTATTCGGCATCACCTGTTGTTAGCCTTCTCCATCCAGACGACCACGCTTGGTTGGTTTTGTCATACGCTGTTATTGTTCTTGAATTTTCTGGCAAATCTAATTTAAAATAGTTTGTCAATGTACTATTCGCTACATTATTATCTTGTAATAGACTAAAAGTAACAACGTTATTCACATTTCCCTGTAACAGTATGAACTCTTCTTTATCTTCAACTGAAGTGTTAATATAACATTTAATTGTTTCTCCATCCTGCATTTCATATAAATTATATGAAATTTGCTGTAATTGTGAATTATATGTTATAACATAATCTCTAATAGTGTTATCACCAACTTTAATTGTACCTTGATTAATAGTAAATAAAACATAATGATTTTCATCTTCATTTATTTTTTCACTATAAACCTCATTTACATAACCATTTATGATAGCGTAATTACCACTGATATTCTTAACATAATATACATCACCGCTTTCAAGTTTATCTTGATGAATATTTACCAGTTCTTGAATGCTATTTACAGATTTGATTGTACGCAATGTTTCATAATATGATTTTAGTCCCTCTGTATTATTGGAATATATATTATTATCTTTATCCATTAAGAAACTAAATTGTTCAGAGTTAAAACTCTCTATACGGCTACTTAACCATCCGCCATTCATTTGGAAGAAAAAGTCTCCATCCATAGGTTCATTTTTGCTAAAGTATGGATAAAGTTTTCTTTTAGGTACTGGTTTACCATCAGAGTTTATATATGCTTCTTTAACATTAGATGTTACACCTCCACCACGTTTAAGGAATGTTTTTCTTCCTTTTTCTTCTTCTACATCTAAATAGCTAACAGGTAATCCTTGGTAAGGAATATATTCAGAACTATTTGTTGAGTGTATATTAGTATTATAATGATTGTAATCTATTATTTTAGTAGAATTATACCAGTCTATCTTATACATTTTATTTACATCATCCCACTCTTCTTCTATAGGATGAGCAAACGAAGTGTATTCCTCAATCTCGTAGTCATAAGGAACCAAGCTATTCATTCTCTCACGCCCTGTTTTTCCATTACAACGTTCCCCATTATCAAATGAAGGGGTTTTATCATACCATTTCTTACTCCTTAAACCAAATAGGCTTAATAACATTTCAATACCCTGAAGACTGCCCTTATGTCTTAAGATATGTTTAGAATTTATTTTTAAACGACGCATAAACTCATTGTTAAGTTCGTTCATTGAGTATTTTCTATCATCTCTATAATCTCTAATAAAAGCATCTCTATGAATATTATTAGGATTCTTACAATCTCTTACCCACCCATCTTTTGTACATATTAATGCATAACCATTTTTAGAGGAGTTTTTATAACTACCATAAGGATTAACTAAGAAGTTATCATCATGGCTAAAAACTCTTTCCATAGGTAAATTATTAGTAGTCCTATTGAATTTTTCGGCTGATTCATTATTTGTTGATGACTTTAATAAAGTCCTTTTACCGTTCTTTATTTCGTACTCAGACAGTTTAAATGGCTTTATAGTATTAACATCCCACCCATCTAATTCTAACACGTCAGAGAGGAAATAATCAGGTATATTTGATATCTGGTCATAGGTTACAGAATTTATATTATGTATAGAATCAATATAGGATTTTATTTCATCAAACTCCCTTGAGATAATTCTAAGAACTTTAGATAATTTATTACCGTTTCTATCTTCATTATCATCTGCATCTGAAGAATTTGTCCAATCAAAATTTTTAATAGCCTCATGGGTCATTGAACGATATAGATTATCACAAAAACGCTCGTCATAGAAAGCAGCAATATCGGCTAAACGAGATGTATAATCATCATACAATGATGTCATACCAATTATATTATATCCACCGTAAGTTGTTGGAAATGTAAATGATTCTACCTCAGTATAATATCCAAAGTCATTTTCTTTAATTATCTGAAAAGAAGCTGTGTATTTTGGTGTACTATTAGGATTTATGAGAATTTTCTCAAAAGAATCACATTCATTATAAAACTTGTTAAACCATTCTTTCTTTGGACGTATATGATAATCATTTTCCGCCATTAGTAAAAAGTTTTCTTTATCAAGCATATAATAAATTTCATCATTATTACCTAAATATACTTGTACTGTTAACTTAATACCACCTTCAAACGTAATAATAACATCCCCTAATTTATCACCATGACATGCACCTATTATTGAATCTTCTGTAACTTCACTTACTACTGAATCTATTTCTTTTGTAGAATTATAATCACCAATAACTAATTCATAATTCGATGCACCACCATTACAAAAATATTTAAGAGGATTTTTTATTTCTTCATTACTAATAAATGTAGAATGTATATTGATGTTAAAAGGATTATCAAGTAAGAAAAGACCTTCTCCATCGTACAATGGGGTCGCTCCAATTATTTCTTTGTATTCACAAATGGCATCAATAAATTCTTGAGTATTAGGTTCACCATTATCGTTATAGTCATACTCTGTTAGTCTTGTTCTACTAAATGAATTTGTATGATAAGTCTTGTTATACTCTGGACTATTAGGGTCGGTATCAAGTATTTCCAAATCATATTCAACTTGGTTATTGTAATTAACAGCAAGTTTCTCTCCTAATTTAAGTTGTAAGGGAGAACCATCGTTCTGTACATTTTCGTCATAATAGTTTACCTTAATACCGACAATAGGTGCTTCATCATTTGTATAACCTTTTCTACTTGGTGCAAATAATTCACCAGGAAAACGTTTTAAAATATCAATTAATGATGTGCGTATTAATTCTGAACAAGACCCATAATAAGCAAATTCTCTCAAATCATAGAAATCTTGCTTTAAAACTATCATGTTTTCTTGAGAACTATCTACATGAGATTTATTAGCAATGTTCTTAACATTATTTAATGTCCATATTTCTCCATCTGAATTACTAACCCATTTTCCATTCTCTACAGTACGTGTAGTTGTGTTGTCATCATTAACAGTAATAATAAAGTTACCACTCTTATAAATGGGTGTTTGACCTTTAGCGAATTGATTTAATCCGCCTATAGTCGTTATATCTCTTTCATTCACGACACCATCATTTACCAATTGGTGCCGTGTTTTCAAAACGTAATTAGAATGACTCTTTATGTAACCCATCTTTAAGATATTTTATCGTTTATTGTTTGAGTAAAATCAATATTATTTTCTCTCTTATGTTTAACTTCGTAAACAGGTTTACCTGTATATTGGTCTTTAAGAGTGAAATGTTCTGCTTGATGATATATCTCGTTATTTTGATTAAATGTTGATACAAGACCATTATCAAGGTCTCTTAATTGAGAGTTCTCTATCATCATTGATATTGTATCCATATCATGTTCAACCATTTCAATCTCTAACGCAATAGGTTCAAAAAACGTATTTACTAATATAATCTCCTGAGTTGGTTTTCCTATAAAAGGAGTTGCATTTGATTTAAAACTTGGTGCACTTGATGGTGATAAAGTTAAAAACACAAGGCTTGAACTTTCATTATAACGATAAGAGTAACTTTTATCACTGGAGGTATTAGGAACTTGTACAAGTGGTTCGCATTTATTATTAGATGTAATGATACGGTACTCATTACGTCTTTCATTGGAATCATCCATAAAGATTACACGATATCCTACAAGACTATTATTAGATACTGCTTTTTGGCGAATGCTTTCATTAAGTTTTGTAGAATCTAATACAATTCCTCTTACATTAGGAAAAGCAGAAAGAGAACCGACATCGGTAATAATTGCCTTTATTTCTTTAGGTTTAATATAAACAGTGTAAAATCCCTTTCTTCCAAATTCAGATAAAGGTAAATGAATATTATACATACCTTCAACAACATCATCCTGTTCCCCATCATTCATTTCTCTTACAGCTGGTTTTAAAATAGAAGAATCTAATTTAATAAATTTTCTATTTTCAAAATCATCATAAGCACGTGATGGATGAAAAGTGTAATAAATATCTACCATATTAGATATTTCATCACTTTTAAATTGCATTGGTATTGTTAAACCATAAGTTCCTATTGCCATTGTGTATATTTTAACTATCTATTATATTAAAGAAGCTATTTGAATAATTTTCCAAAGCTTCAAAAGAAGAAACTTCTCCTAACTTAATATGCTTGTCAAAAGCATAATTTATTCCTCTATCTATATAAATATTACTTTTTGTAATTTGCGGTGCTGAACTACCAAAACGATATTCTTCTCTGAAAAGAGGTAGAACAACTGAGTCATTGTAAGTATCCATATCTACGTATGTTGTTACTTTTCCCATTCTTGCATTTGGTAATGAGAAATGCGCCTTTGGACTTGACCATTCTCTCTCAAATAAGTCAGACTTGTTAAGTTCCTCTTTCCGTACTATGTCATAATACCATACCAAAATTTTAGTTGTGGTAGATGTATTGAAAAATTCTTGTTTCTTAACAAACTCTACAGTTTCTTTAAATGTTACTCCATCTGAATAATTTTCTGGTATCACATACGTTCCATTATCTATCATTAATGTTGCATTTATATGATATGTTATATCACACATGATATGTTTGTCATCATTTAACTCTCCGACTTCTTCCAATACTTTATTTATAGCATTTATACTTTGCTTGTCGGTGTATTTATCACTTATTATTTTACCTTCTTTGTTAGTACAATAAAATGCCATATTGGATATTAAGTTACCATTGAACATCTTGTCGGCAAATTCATATTTCTCACCTTTAAGGACTGTCAAATTTGTTACACTATTGATATTGTAATATGGTGTTAATACTGTTCCTTCGATAGGTTGTGCATAGAGTGGGTTTGTTCCATTATTATCATTAATCTCCTCACCATTACTCCATTTGGTTTCCTTTAGTGGATTTAAACCATGCATTTCGTTTCCTATATCATCATAGTACAATACAGACGGTTTCAATAAGTCTATTTTAGAGTCCGTGTAACCTGTGATATAACCAGCATCTTCTAACTCATATGTATGAACAATATTCAATCCATTCTCTAAAATTAAAATATCTTTACATGGTATCTTGCCTTTTATCAACTCTTTAGATTCTTGAATATTTTGAGTAAAACCATTTTCAACATCTCCATTCAAACCATTTTGAATTGTATATATTTTTTTATCTTTAACAAATAAATCTATATCATTCACAGTAGTATGTGCATCAAATAAAGGGTATGTATATGATATGTTAGCATCTTTAAGTTTAACTTCATTATTATCAACAATAATGTATTCTCCATTATAATTAATAAGTTTACCCTCATTTATAGTATTGCCACTAATTTCTCCGTTTTTAGAGAAAGTATCTGACCCACCTATTTTGATGTATTCAGTACCAGTTCCTCTATATTTTTCAACTAAGAAAATTTTATTTCTTATTAATGAATTATTGGTAGTTTCTAACTTTACATATCTGGATGAAAAAACTGGGTAAATAACATTATTAATACAAACACATTCTTTTGAGGAATATGGCAAAAATTCAGTATTTAAACGGTCTGCTAATACTTTTGTCTTTTCTATACTCGTTGAAGTTATCTTCTTATATTCTCCCTTATAATCTTTTAAAAGATAAGTATTCTCAAAGTAAAAATCTTTATTATGAGATTCTATATAGTAGTCTGTGTATGTAATCCATTGTTTATCATTATTTGCCGTTATATAACTATTACTTTCTTCATCCCATAAATTAACATTATCATTACCCCATACACGTTCTAAATATTTTTCATCAAATTTAAAACCATATAGTGTATTTTTCCCTTTCTTTTCCCTTGCTACATTCTGTGTATATTTTTTAATATCATCGTTTGGTTTAAGTATATAAGGTATACCATCACGTATGACAACTGTGCCATATTTTGTATCGTCCTGTGTATTTCTATAATCTACTCCAGGAATCCAATCATTAGAAAAAATAGACATTTCTCCCATATTTTCAATACTTTGTAGTATTGGAATAGAATGTATTGAAATAGGTGAGAGATTAGGGTATAATTCATACAGCTGAGCTAATTTCTCAGCTTTATCATTTGCGATATTTACCCATTCCTGAAGAAGTGTAGCTACTTTATTACCGCCTCTCTTAAAATACTCTTCGCATTCGCAACAGTTTGGGTTATCCACACATTCTTCATGTGAAGTATAATTACCATATAGTCTCATCTTTGATGAAAACCATTGATTCCACTTGATAGCATCACCAAACCAAAGAAATGATACGTTCCAAAAATCTTTAAATTCAGATGATATGTAGAATTGAAGAAAGAAGTTTTCTTTTATATATTTGAAAAGACCATCATCTACAGCTACTTTCGATATATTCAATTCTTCTGTATTGTACCCATGTATTAAATCATTATCTTTAAGAACAACTTTTCCAGCATGATTAACAAAGAATTTGTCCATGTCTTCATATGTACTTCTTTTGTTACCATACAGTAGTTTATCGGAATATTTTCCACTAACCTCTGAATCGTAATAATCTACAGCTGATTTATAAGCATGACTACATGTACCGTGATTATTCAATAAGTCATAATATTTAGTAAAGAAGAAAAACCAATCATCTAAACGACGATAAGAAATCATACAATCATATTGGAAACTTATATTATTTTCTGTTATACTTGCATCTTTGTTTTTTTTGAAAAAATCTGCTAAACTAACATTCATAGGTATCATACCATAATTGTTAGTTTTCTGATAATTTCTCGCTGCAATAGCATCTTTAGTGAATACATGATATATACCGTTTTTATCAAATGCAGGTATAATACCAGGTATACGTGATGTAAATGTTTCCAAAGAAACTGTTGTATGTATTGTTTTCATATAACTAATCCTCGTTCTTAATTTTCATTTCAAACAGATTAAACTGTAGTTTGTCACCCTTACTCTTAATTGCTGCTGGTGATATATAATTAGTATCTACATAATAAGAATAACGTTTATTTATGTTGTCATAAACAGCAGTTAATGGAATATATGTTTGTTTATAAACATCCTTTAAAGATACTCCGTTCTTTAACTCACTCAAATCTTTTTCATTATTTAATTGCAGTACATGTCCATCTAAAGATGTTGGAATATTAAACGTTATCGTTTTACCTAACCCAGCATGATTAAACTCTACTTTCATAAATATTTTTTCTGGATGTAACGAAGTAGCGTAATCTCTAAACATGTATATATAAAAACCTTCAGATGAATTGTTGTTTTCATATTTGTTATTTACCACGAAGCGAGAACTTAATCTTCTTTCATCATCCCATTTATATTCAAGGTTTTCTTTAGTTACATTATAGCAAACCTCTGTTTTAACACCAATATTATTAGTAAAACTATTTACGTCTTTATCAACATTGTCATACATGATATCTTTACTCATCTTTGTCATATTATTCATGTACTTTTTAAATGTCCTACTCTCATCAAAGAATATTGTAGATGTAGCCAGTAAATTTTGCGTTAATGGATTAATACTATCGTAAAAAGATAATCTTAGGAAACTTTTAGCTAATTTATCCTTCTGATAATATACATCATTATTTGTAAAGTACATAAGTCCCAATAAGTCAGATGATTCCTGTATTTTTTCACCATCTGTGGGTAATAAATGCTTGTAAGGTTCATAATCTGTTATAAACCAATTGGAATTATCATGTTCAATAGAGTTTTTTCCTCCATCCTCTATTATTTTCCAGCTTTCTTCATCTCGTGTTCTAAAATGTAGATTAAATTCCATTGCACGGATACTTTTAAACATCTGATATCCGTTCTTGTCTAATTCAATTTTACCATTTTCTCCGATTATTGGATATACAGGATAATATACCTCTTTTTCCATATCAACAATATTGGTGATAACATTTCTTCTTTCACTCGTGAAAAATTGATTTTCACTTATATCACTGTGTAGAGGATTACCACCATTGGTATATGTTAATGGCAATGTTATTCTACAAAAAGAACTATGACCAAAAATGCTGAGTTTATTATTTAAGTTATAATAATCTTGAGAGGTATTAATAATATCATTAATATTAGAAGCAACCCATGGAAGTTCTACTGTTATCTTTCTGTCACCAAAAATTTTACTTTCAGTTTCAATTAAATAATTGTGCTTATTTTCTATCAGCAAGTGATTAAGATAAGTGTTTATCGTATTGTATTCTTCTTTAGAAAATACATCTTTATCTAAATCTGGTATACAGACTAACGCAGAAGAACCTGCTTTGTCAGTAACTCTCATTCTTATTCTTCCTCTACCATTCATTTTAATAGTAGTTCTCTGACCAGTTTTGTCAAACGCATATCTTTCATCATCTATTATGACTCCATTATAATGTTTTATATCATATGATATGTTACTATATTCTCGCCCATTTGGTATGTTATATAAACGTTTAAACGTAGCCCCATTATTAGCTATTTCACCCTCTAATTTAACTCCGTATACATCTATATAGGCAATACTCCCGTCTTCGTATCCATTGGGGTAATATACATTAAACTCTTCACCATTGATTATAGCGGTATCACAACACCTATTATCTACCCAATATTTATTATTCTCGTATAGTACATATCTTTTTCCAGATGTAGAAGTAAATAAAGGTAACTCAAAATCTCGTTCAGACGAAAACGATAAGAAAAAAGTGTCATTTATATTTAAACTATGTCTATCATTATAAACATACACTATTACCTGTTCAGTGCTATGTGAATTTATCAACTGTTCATGAAATGGATAAACAGTACCATCTAATTCTATGAAAATATCTTTTGCACGTAATTTATCAATATCAGTATTAGATGCAGTATCGCCAGTCATGGGAATCCTGCTATTTTCTGAATCATTGTAATTTAACAGAAAAGCATCTATCCAAGTTTTTACAAATGTTTTCTGACCATTATTATCCATACGCATTAAATTAACATGACACCCTATTTTACTTGTACCGTTATCGTCTATTTTAGTAATATAGTATTTGTTATCTTCATATACACAAAATAATGAATATTCACCACCAGTTATCGTTTCAACTTGTAAAAATTGATTCTCTGGACGTTCTATTCTAAATTTTTTAACTTTAAAAAACTCTTCTTTATTAAAAAAATGTACACTTACATCTGAAAAATATCCCGTATCATCACCTTTAACAACATAGCTATTTTTGTCGCTATCTGTTTCAATCAGATACTTTACACCATTATATTCTATTGTTCCATCTTCAATCCAGAATGGTACTTTTATATTTACGGTCGTATCATTAGTTAAGTAAACTTTATAATTTTCTATATACTTATAGGGGTTTAGTTCACTTTCTTCATCAACAACTATATCGTTATAATAAGGTAATACTATATATTTACCATTATCGTCTTGTTGAACGTAACAAAAATCATTATTATAATCAACGTACTGTATATTGATGCTATCTTTATTATAAGTTTCAACTTTAAAAGAAGTATCAACGAAACATAATCCTTGTCGTAGATGTTCACTCCACTTAATATTACATTCTGAAGTCTCGTAAGAATTTTTTAATATAACAGTATTAGTACTACCTACTGTTATATTAGAGTCGGTAGTACCAGTTATATAAGTTAAGTCATGAGATACAAAAAGTTCTTTAAAAGGTATTTTGGTCAATGTATCTCCCTTTCCTAAACGACAAGAATATCTTAACATACTATATCATCAGCTTTAACGTAATTATTTTTATCTTCATCAGAAATAACTGAACCTGCTGGGTCATAAGGTGCTTGAGAAGCCCACATACCAAAAATATCGAATGGGTCTTGTCTTCTCAATTTCAAATTGATTGGTGTATTAATATAAATAGCACCATTTGTAAATGGATTGATACTATTATCACTATTGTTTTCAAAACCATTCTGAATAACCTCTCTCCATCTAACAGCACACGACCCGTCTTTTGCTATAGTGTAATAGCTTGGAATTAATAGATTACTCACGTTGAATAAACGATATCTCATCTTTAAGCGAGAATCTCCAGCAGTTATAATTGGAATTTCATTATTAGTGACTTTAATTTGTTTTCCATCCTCTTCCTTATAAAATATACATGAAAATATATTATTATCCATTATTTGTTTAACAATACCTCTATAAATAATCCTTTTGTCTACATCATATAATATAATATTGTCACCTTGTTTTAATCCATGTTCCTGTAATGTCTTAAAAGTACATTCATCATTATTTGTAACAAGTGTACGTATTCTCAGAATTTCAGGATATAGTTCTTGTAGTTTTCCGAAACTTCTAAGTTTTATCTCATAATGAGGCTTATAGTAATAACCTTCTTTTTTCTGACATGCTTTTTCCTTAGTCTTCTTTTCTACACCAAAAGAATTAGAATAATTACCAAGGTTGCCATTATCTTTTAAGTCGTAATCATCACTTACAATTTCTTCATAAGAGTATTCCTTAAAATACTCATAAGCTTTATCACGATTTTCTACAAGTTCTCGCTGTGCTGTGTTAAAACGGAAGAGTGCATCATCTATAACTTGTTCTGTACAAGAATGATTGTCATAACATACAAAATCTCCGTAAAAATGTATATCGTTCTTAACATCAATTTCGTCATATTCAGTTATTGGATTTTTACCTCTATCATTGATATTCTTGATTGGTAAACCTGCTTTTATAAGTTCATTTTTTTTAGTTACATCTACATTATTTACATTCGTTATGCCTACATAGTTAAATTTAATAGCATCTTCACTCTTATGAAACTGTGCAGATAATTTACCGAAGCAATGAGAATATTCGATACTGCCATGAAGTATATTTAAATCCTTACCATAAGAACCATACCAATATTTATACCCACTATTGTTCTTTAATATTGTGAGATAAATAGAAGTTAAAGGTCTTCCGAGATTATCTTTTAGACCGTTAATATCAATATCATCTGTATACACAATTTCTCCTATTTGGTCAGAATAAACATTTTTAGCAAAAGCTAATTTAGAACAATGGCTCTCAAAATCATATTGTGGCTTTTGATACTCTTTAATAAGTCTCCCATTATCTTTGTATATATCTTCTTCTGATGCGGAAGTTTCTGCAAATCTAAAGTTAGGTACACGTGAAAAGATTCTCACATAATAGTCACACTCAATTCCATAATTTACTTTTTTGAATGATATATTCAATGAACTATCATCTAAATTAACACGTTTATTAACTATTCTGTATTCTTTTCCGTCCAATTTTCTTTTGACTGTACTTCCATTATTAGTTATATTATATTCAGTTCTATTTAAATCATTAATCTGTACCCACTGTTTGCCTATCAAGGTGTTATTATTCTCGGTAATAAAGATATAACTATCGAATACTTTTTTGACCTCTACTGAAGGAATAATTAATTCTTCACCATTATATATGTTGACTCTATCACCTTCTGTTAGACCATGCTTTGCAGAACTATAGAAGTTAATTTGTCCAGAACCATTATCAGACTTGGTGTTCTCATCGAATAGAACAATTTTGATTGCCCCTTTACAGTACCCATCTTCCTTTCCTTGTCCTAAGAAATCTATACCTTTTATAGTAGAACTACTCGGATAAGTTATACAATATTCCCAATTCTTCTCAATACGATTCTTATAAGGATTAAACTTTGGAACAAAGTTGTATAGGTCACGACCTGGGTACATATCAATAAAGTCACCTGCATTATAATTTAATAATGTTCTATTAATATTTAAACCGTTGCATTTATCTTTGTTATCACAAAAGGTATTAATTTTAGCACCATTATAAAATCCAAACCATCCATTGAACGTTTTATGTAGCTTCGTTTCAAGTGTAGTATCATAAGAAGAGATATCATCGTATGTATATACATGAAGTCTCTTTTTTAATCTTCCACCAGTAATATTAGCTGAAGCAGGATACATAATATCATCAATTATAGCTTTCCCATTCCATGTTCTCATTGTGTCTGATAATGTGTTGAAGTCAGAATAATCTATACTATTGTCCTTATCATTAGTGTCTATCTGACATATTGATTTAAATGTCTTACTTCTTAATAAATGATTGTTAAAAATATCTTTTCCACAATGATAAGTTAAGTAGCCAGACAACTGTGTATCTCTAATAGCCTCTAATGTTTTCCATGTTGATAAGTTTGTGCTTTTATATAAAACTTCATCAATTTTCTTTCCAACTAAATTACCTTTATCTCCATAGTTTAAAAGATAAACATCGTCGCTACCTTCATTACCAACAATTTCTGTAATACTATTATTTAACACATTAGTACATAAAGTGTTAACCTGAAAAGTAAGTCTATAGCGTTGACAAGAATTACGTTCATCTTGATAAAGTTTTAATGTATCTAATACACCAGTCATTTCACTTGGTGGTAAGAGTTTTCTCCTACCACCAATGAAAATATCTGAACCTACGCTTTTATTAACGCTTTCTTTACTTCTAAATTTTTCTAAAAATGCTTGCATAATTCTCCTAACTTAATTGGTCAGTATAAATTTTATAAACAAAACCGTTTGGAGTAGTCATATAAACGAAAAATGGTCTACTCTTAGCTATTTTCTTAACGTCCTTAGTCATTCTAAGTGTTAACACAACATCACCAGAATTAGATTTGCTATATTCATAATCTAAATGTATATAATCAGACAATATTCCCGTCATTACAGGTATATTATTTTCAATAACAGAAAGTTCCTCCGTATAATAGCGAATATTGAAATCTAAACCCTTTTCATACATGAGTGAAAGATTTATCTTGGTACTTAAACGTATCACAAGAGTTTCCTCATTTTCAAAATCAAAAGTAACTTCAAAATCTCTTGTATCAATCGGTTCGCTAAAAGAATAAACCTCAGCACTTCTCGTTATATTATTTGTATTTGACTCTATGCAATTAAGAGGTGTTACAATGGTAGACATCTTATTTCCAAAGTCATAATCACACACAAACTGTGCCGATAACAAATCTTTATCAGTTAAAAGAAGACTGGTACCCCCTTCATCACCCTTTAGATACATTTTATGAGTTAGATGAAAATACCTAATCTTATCGTCTTTATCTCTAAACAAAGTTAATAGTTTCCTCTTTACCTTATCCTTAAATTCATCTAAAAATGTAATTTTTTTGACAATTTTAGGTATATCTAAACTATTGATGAATACGAATTTAGCCATTTCATCGTATAAAGATATCATATTATTAAGCTCTGTTTTGGAAGATTTTGCAGCAGCATATACGCTTTCTTTTATTCCTCCAAAAACAAATGGCATCATTGGGTAAATATCACTTTCAGAATCTGAAGAAGATGAGAAAGTGAGTACAATATTTTGTGCTCTTACACCAGCCTTTCCACCACGTACATCTGGTACTTGAAATAATATACTATAGTCATCTTTATCAGTAGAACCAATAACAGGTGTTACAATGTTGGCGAAATTACCTTTAAAAGTACACTCTTCACCTCTTTTAGTTATTGCGCTTACTATCGGTGAGTTACTATTTTCCGTATCCACTTCTGATTTTATGTCATATGAACAACTTATAAATGATAGATTAATGTCATTTTCTTGAATATTATTTAGAATAAACTCTTTTTTAGATGGATAAGATGCTGGAAAACTTTCATTATTGTCAAAAGTAAATTCATTAGTTTTATCTACCCCATTGATTGATACTTCATAGAATTTACGTTTATTATCCTTACCTACAGCACCATTCCATATCAAATGCCCATCATTTCCATAGCTATATTCTAATTTGCCATTTGTATCAACAATGTTGTAATTTTCATCATAATTTAAAACTATACCATTATAGATTGTACCACAGATAAATCCATTTTGCCAGTCCTTAGAACCGTTTATTAAACCATCTGATTTGAACAAAGATGGGGTTACAAAATAGTATTTATAATCCAATCTTCTGTCTAAAGTCATATACCTAAAATATGGCTTAGTAGAACTACCGTTTCTAACAGCTAAACCACCATGTGTGTTATCTTGAGCTTCTAAATCGTCATTTTGAATAATATAACTTGTATTAGCGTTAATTACTGGCGATTTAGGAACTTGCCCATTAAAAGGATATGACATAGCTGGTACTCTTTGATAAGAATTAAAGTCTTTAGCTTTACTACTTTTCTTTATACCTGCGTTATTGGTAAATGCAGCTATATAGTTACCATTATATATTCCACCACCTAAATGAGGATTAAACTGACCAGTAAATGTGCCATTTTTACGACTTTTTGCTTCATTATAGTTACTACTAACAATATTTGGTAAAGACTTAGCAAATACAATTGAGTATATATTACCTAATGCATAATTGTTAATTTGATTATTATCTTTTAAGTCTTCGTCATCTTCATACATAGGAGACAAAGTTCTTACAGTAGTAGGTTTCTTACCACCAATGGGTTCAATTGAAAGAGTTTTTAAACTCTCATCATTGAAATATTGAGTATGTAATAAGTTAAACATATTATTCAACTTATAACTTACTTTATTAAGATTATTAATGTCTCCATTACCTGATACAGTTATATAATTTTCCCATTCTGAATCACTTGAAGGGTATAGATAAACAGTTGGGTCAAATGAATAAATCCAACCATTTTTATGATTATTATTTATATTCTCTGAATTATCAAGAAATACATTAATGGTTTTTTTATCAATTTTTTCATACGTCAGAGGGAAGATACTATTTTCGTAATAGAATTTACTTCCAAGATTCACATAACTTGTTGCAGAGGTAACTAATTCATGTCGTCCTAAGAGTGTTCTTAATGGAACATTATTTACTAAGACATCAAAAGTTTCTCCATTTTCAATTGTTACTGGCGTAAGGGAATATGTATAACCAATATGACCATCATCCTCAGTTTCACTTACGTATTTACTATCACAAGATTGTATTAATCCTATATTGTAAATGTCTGGATAAAACACATCAAAGCTAAAATATAGTACATTATCAATATTAGAAGATATGTTTTTTCCTTTATTATCCACGTAATCAATAGTATAATCACGTGTTTCAAATGAAACATATGGATTATTAGGATTAGACGAAGCATTATTGTTAGATGTTGTAGCACTATACGAAAGTCCTGCCAACCCACTTCCATTAACAGGTTCTATTGTTAAATAAACATCCCTCTCAACACTTTTATCTTTGGATATAAAGTGATTTACAGTTATTTTATAACACAATAAGTGAGAATTACTATCAACCTTAAATGCCTTTTGAACTACATCTGGTATATCAGTTATTAAATTAATGTTACTCTGATTTGTTAAGACATATTCATCACCATCAATCATGATAGCACTTATTTTTATAGAACCATTCAATTCGTTATTAATTATATTATCTCTACTACTTTCATTTATTCGTGCTGATTCTTGTGCTTTTACAAGAGCATTTGTAGATGTAGAATGTGAACTTATGTATCTTCCACCTAATCCAGACGCTTCGTAAACGAGGTTAATACCATCATTTGAAAGTCTAACTGATTTAGTAACGGAACGTCCATTAGCGTCTGTAATTTTGATTCTATACAAATTATTTTTTATCAATGAATCATTAATAAATCCATTTCCTTTCTCTTTAATACTAAAAATAGGTGTACCATCGTCTTTTACTTCACAACCTATACCTATGTACTTGTCGTTTTGTTCCTCTACAATGTCACCAACTAAGTTTCCATAATAATCATAAACCTCATACGAATAAGGTATTGCAATGTTGTTTACATCAATAATAATATAAGCAAAATCTTCGGGATTTTTAGGACAACTGCTTAATGATTTGTGTTTTACATCACTTGTAAATGGATATTTTTTGTCACTAAAGCAATCTGCAAAAAATTGCTTGTTAAATTTATCCAATGCAGTACTTCCTGCTTTTACACCAAAATAAAAGTAGAAAGAATTGTTATATAACGGAAAACTAACATGGGTACTATTTGCTACATAGAAGTGCCATAAAGATGGTTTTTCAGAACCATATCTAAACTCCATGTAGGATTGGTCTGGATTATCATATTCGCCCTGTTTAAACGAATTTCTATTGACAAATCTATCCATTGACGTTTGCATTTTCCCATCAAAGTTTACTGGATATAGATACTTTAATTTATTAAAATAATATCCTGTATTTGAATCCATTACATAGTTTTCTATATTAGGTACAAATCCTACATGATTTAATGTTGCAAACATTGCTCTGGATTCATAATCATCTATTTCCAATTTTGTAATCATGCCATCAGGTCTAAACTCTCCCCATGTATTCTCGTTTACACCATATTGTACACGATATGACATATCATAGGATACACCTAATTCAGACATTCTTTCAGCATTAATACAAGATTTTGGAGAAGAAGAAACACTCTGACATTCAAGGTCCATAAAAAGTCCTTTTTTATATTGCACCTCTCCATCTTTTTTAGCACCATAACCCCAATCCATACCAGTTGTTATGTATGAGCCAACATCCTCTTCGTCATCGTTATTTATGCTTTTTGTATCATCAATTTTATTTTCAGTGATAGTTGCAATAGGAGGTATATTACTTGTAGTAGACGGAAGATATTTAAATAATTGTGGTATACCGTGTAAATCATTTTCATTTAAACTTCCAAGTAATATAATATCGGTAGCATATAATCTTACATATTGCAAAGGAGTAGTGATTTCGTTAGGCTTATTCACTCTATCTCTTGGAGTACCAGGGGTGTAATAATAAATGTCTAATTTTTCTTTATTTAAAACATTTTTTATAACACCACTGCTTAACCATGCCGAATCACTTTTCTTATGCATACGCATAGAATATACATCTTCAATAGGTTTTAATGTACTTACAGAAACTTTGTCATCATTTTTTGTAGACTGATAAGTTAGTTTACAAGCATTTGACAACTTAAGTCTCTTATAGTATGTAGAACATGAACAAAATTCGTTTTTTGCTCTACTATGAAAGAGTCCAAATAAGAAAGACTTTTTCTTTCTTTTACGCCATCTCCACAAAGGCATATAAAGTGTTCCATTTAACCAATCATTATAGAAATCCATTTTAGCAACTTCATAATCAGTAGCCAAATTTTGCTGTATGATATCTATCATAGTATGATTATCAGACTCTTTCTTACAGTTTGGAATACTATCTGGACATTTAGCTTTATCACAAGCAACGTGACGACTTTTACCGCAATTACAGCCAGGATAATATGCTATATTTCCTTCACCAGCTAAGCCTGCACCAAAAGATATACAGCCCCATGGGAACAACCATGATAAATCAAAAAGTTTAACTTTAATAATTGGTACCCTTACAATGAGAATATAATCAATTAAAGCTACAAGTATTGTATTAATTGCACTAATAATACCAACAAGTATTGCTATAATAGTACATAATACCATGTATGAAAAGTGTAAATCAAATCTTAGGGTATTAAAAGGTACTGGATTGTGATTCTTTATTATATTAGTTGCCTTAATACCACTGTAATGTTTAGTGGTGTTACCAGAGGCTGTTTGTATACGTGGTATATAATTTTTCACACTATATACCTTATTCCAATACATATCTCTAAAACAATTATCAGGAGTAGATGAACCGAACTCAAAATACTTATCCAAATCAGTACCATTTTTCACTGTTGGGATAGTATAATCTTTACCCTCTAATATTTCAGGATTATTTGGAACTAAATACTTAGCTGTATGCCTTGAAAAGCCTTCATCACCTGTTTCATGTTTACTGATTCTGAAACGTACTCTTGTTCTTGTAGGGATACCTTTACTTGGGTTATTTGTTGGAACAATATTACCATATTCATCAGTACCTACATAATCAAGATTCATAGGAATTTGATAACAGAAAACTCCATCTGAATCAATTAGGCGGTTTCCCTGTATCTGTACTTCCTCCGTGAGACCATCGGTGGTCTTGCGTATCATCTCTATTGTTCCTTCTCCAGCGATTAACTGCTCGTTATATCCATTAAAAATATTAGGGGTACATCTATGTTCGATAGAATTATTAGAGTTGTCACTTACAACTGAACCCATGAACACACAAGTTGGTTCAAACTTATATTTAATTTGAACATCTGCACGAGTTATAGCTACTATACCATTATCTTTATCACCCCAGAATGGATGAACAAAAACACTTTTATCTTGAGAAAAAATCTGAGCGAGATTGTCAAGATTTGTACTACTCTTAAACTGAGAAGCGTTATCGAATTGCGTTATATTATACCCTTTATATTCAAAATCTCTTGGTTTTTGTGATAACATACCAATATCGGATAAATCTATATCAACATGAATCTGTTGTGTCCCTACAGGTACACCAAATATCATATAATCACCAGCTTGGTTAGTTACCGTAGTATACTTCCAATATTTATCATAAATTTCCAGCTGTATATCATTATCTAAAAGATATGTTTTATTTGGAAATGTACCAACTACTCTATAACAATCATCATTACCTTCATTTGGTAATATATTATAACGTCTTCCTTCCTTATCTCTTGTTTGATTTGAAGAATAAGGATATATTGAAGCTATTTCGTTATCTTCTCCGTCATCTTTAGGTATAAAGATAGAAACTTTAGCATTTGGTATACCAAAGGCATCATTAGCTAATACTCGTCCAACTATAACACCATAGTTAGACGAGTGTATTCTGTATGCATTCTCTTGTGTCATCGACATGGTTAAGACTTCCATCATTTCGAAGTCTTGTTTCATGTTTACTTGCAATACAGTATCACTATTTATATTTGTTTTAACTCTATACTTCTTCTCCATTCTTAATACCGAGGATTGTTTTTATAAATTTATCAGACATTCTAAAGTAAGCAGCACCATTGAAAATAAAGTTGTATATTACTACAATCAAAACGATTGGTATACATACTATACCAATGACTATTGTAAATAACGTCATTAAAAAACGTTTAGTATATCTTATTAACTTATCAAGACTATTTTCATTAGTTGGTACTTCACCAAAAATTTCTTGCATTTTTCTTGCACCCTTACAATTGCACGACATATATTTCCTTTTTAAAACATTATTATTTTATTTTTGCTCTGACTTGTATATCTGTTGCGATGTCTAATATTTCATACATTGAGTTATAATCACCGTACAGAACTTTATCAGAAGCATTTAAATCTAATTCCTCTGCAAATGAACCTTCAGCATTCATCTTAAACCCTAATCTATTAGACTGACCACACACTGTTGTTTCAGTATATCGAGGAAGCGGACATTTATCAGAGCTATAAACACCATTGTATATATTCCACACTCTTAAATCTATTAAGTTTATTACACCATCAATTTGACTAATAGATTTTTCTAAATCTCCAATAAAAATATCTTCTCCCATATCATGTTTCTCAATATCCATATAATCAGCTATCATATTGATAATTGTTGAAACAACTTCAGATGTATTATAATTTTTATCTACAAATACATCAACCGAGAAACCGACATCATATATTTTACCACTTTTTATTTCAATATAATCATTAAGAGATTTATAACCCTCCAAATAATTTATAACATTCTCTACAAGTGTCTGTGGTAATGCTGAGTCTAATTTCCTATCAGCATTCATTCCAAGAAAACTCATTTCTATTTTATTATTATTCTCTATGACCATAGACCTAAACGGTGCACCATATTTAGCTGGCATTTCTGATAACCTTGCTTTATAATCTTTTAATGTTACGCATCTACCTTGCGCCCCACTACTATATTTTACAAGATATTTAATTTCTTGTGCTGACGGTGCATCTTTACCAGAAACAGCTGTACTTACGTTGGTTACTGATAGAGATTGTATCACACTTGCTTTGATTTTACCATCTAATCCGCTAACATTACCGAAATCAAAATTAACTGTTGTTGCAGCATTGATAGACCCTGGACCTAAATTAGTTTCAGAACCACCTCCAACACGATACATAATAAACATAGTCCAACCCTCTTTAGGTAGCACACCAAGCATATCGTTATTTATAATTTTAGATGCTTCGTAATCTGCATAAGTTGTTTGAAGTGTTGGAACGTCATCGTATTTAATACCTGCACCAAAAATTACTTTCATATACCCATTATCAGTATATTCAGTAATAAACTTCTGTGATAACGGCTTCCATTCTCCACGATAATATCTACTTGTTCTAACTGTTCCATTATAAGTTGTTTCAGTATAATCATCATAAATTTCTGGATTATATCTATCCTGTATAATATCAGTATGTCCGCTATAATTCACTTTAGTACCCCATCTATATTGTTCTGCAAGAGAATCACACTCGAAAAAACGATATGTAGTTGTCGCTTCATTGCTTAAACGATATTCTTCAGCATCAATATAATATTCTGACATTTTAGGATTATCTGTATAGTCAGAAGTTTCTTTGAAAATTATAGATTCAATATTCATTACATTTGTTTCTGGTAATACAAACTCCATAAATGGTTGCAAATCTGCTCGTGTAATAACTTTTTTATAAACACGAGTGCTACCATTTCTAACGATAGCGGTTTTCTTAATTGTGTAGCTTGCAACATTACCATTGGTATCTCTATTAGCTATCATTTTTCTATTAGGAACACCATTTTTATTAAACTGTTCAGCAAAGTTTACATCCTCTATGATTTCAAAATTATAATTACCAGCCGAAACAATACTTCCCATGGTTAGAATAGGTGCGTAATCCCAATTTGGTTGTGAAATGTTTTGAGGACTTAATGGAAGAACAACACTAATCTCAACTTCACACATAGATGGTTTTCTGCCTGGTATTTTTATACCATTAGTCCTTGCGATGTTTAATAAAGTACTTTTTAGATTTGCACTATTAATATTAGTCTCTTGGTACATTCTATCCGTGTGATAAGATAAATCATCACCTACAGCACTCATTAAGTCTATAAACCAAGCACCTACGCTTGAATCATTAAAGTCATCAGAAACTTCTGGATAATATTTGTTACTAAAATTTATTAGTTCACTTTTGATATCTTCGAAATTCCTTGCTAAATAATTAATTTTCTTTTCCATAAATTATAATTGTACAACCATACTATCTGTAGTAGTTTTATTTCCTACATTTATTTCGTAATCTACTCTAACGTAAATCTCTAAGTCGTTTTCTACATTTTTAACAACTTGTATATCGTTTATCTTTACATTGTTTACCCATCTACTAACAGAATCTTTTACTTCATTCTTTACAGATTCCCATGTAGTTGTATCACTTGGGTCGAAAATATATTTAATTAAATCCGTACCAAACTCGGGATTCCTTAAACGTTGACCTTTTGGGGTGAATATAACATGCATTAATTGGCTTTTTACTTTACCTTTTAATGAATTATTTAAATCCACATAAAATTTTTGATAATCCTGAGATGTAATGGGATAACGTATGCCAAAATATTGTTTATTAGCCATGTTTTTTTTAACCTTTGATATCTATAATTAGTTGGGTCTTAATTTTTTAAGTAATAATGATATTTTTTATTATTATAAAAAATAACTTTTTATTTTGACATTTGTATATAATAATAAAAAAGGCACGTAAATTTCTTTACGTGCCATGTGTTTTTCATTGGTTTAGACTGCTTTGATAAAAATCTCCTTTATTATCTTTCTCCCATATAATTTGATTTTTAGACCCTCTAAAAGATAAAGTTGTATCTCTTTTATCTTCTATATAGCGTCCATCTACCAAAACATCTATATAAGGAAGTATTTCCTTTCTGTAACATTCTTTAATTTCTTTCAGGGTGTAACCTGTGTAACACCATATATCCTTGTCTGGAAACCTCTCTTTCACAGTCTCACAAAACTTCAATACCTCTTTAAAGTAGAAGCCTAACGGGTCTCCTCCTGATAAAGTCAGTCCTTTGATATAAGGTTTTGACAGCACCCTGAATATTATCTCTTTGTCTTCATCACTAAATACTCTTCCACTGTCTTTGTCCCAAGTATTTTGATTATGACATCCCACACACTGATGATTACACCCAGAAACCCATAAGGTTACACGGCACCCTAATCCGTTGTTAATATCTGGATAACTTATCCCACTTATATTCATAACTTTAAACTTTTTAGATGGTGATGGCTATTAACCACCACCACGTAATTTAAAACTTCTTTATATGTTTAACTCTATCATCTGATTCTTCTTGCTTGCCTGGATTAAATGCTGACTTATAGTCACCTGTAAGATATCCAGTTACACGTCTAAGATGAGAGATGTGTGTACTACCACAAACAGGGCAAACATCACCAATATCTCCACAATATCCACAATCTTCACAAGTGTCAATAGGGACGTTTATTGCGAAATATGGGATATCATTATCCATTGCATAATTAACAATAGTTTCAAGTGCCTCTATATTATTCTTAGTTGAAGATGGTAACTCTACATAAGTAATACACCCAGCATTTGAATAATTAACTAATTGCGCTTCAATGTCAATCTTCTCAAATGGTGTCATCTCCTCCCAAACAGGAACATGAATAGAGTTCGTAAAGTAACACTTATCATGACGCTTGAACTTAATCTTTCTATTCTCGTCATACATGATATTACCATGTTTATCCTTCTCTGGTAAATTGATATATGTTACATTCTCTACATCGCCATACATATCCTTAAACTTCTTCATTGCAGTATAGCATAAATTCTCTGCAGGGGTATAATATACACCGAAGTTAAGTTTATACTTATTCTTGTATTCAGCAGCTCTCTTGTTGAATAACCCTTCTATCTCCTTTGCAAGAGCCATACCCTCTTCTGAAACATGATTCTTGCCTATCAGTATTTGAAGTGTTTCAGCAAGACCTAACTGACCTATAGCTAATGTTCCATGTTTTAATGCTGAACGTATACCCTCTTCTTCCTTATAACCAAGCATTGTGTTATTTTCCCACATAAACTTAGCAGAAGCTGGACTTTGCTTACACATCCACTCGAATCTCTCAAGAAGCATATCTTTAGACTCACTTATCTTTTTATCAAGAATCTTCATAAAGGCTTTAGTTATATCATCTTTTGTATATTCAGTACCCTTTAGTGATTCTTTAACCTCCATAGCCAATGTTGGCATGATTACTGTAACTGGGGCAAGGTTTCCACGTCCATCTTTAATCTGAGGATTCTGACCCTCGTCAGCATTAATATCTTTACCATTATATGTGCGACAATTGTGAGTTACTGTGCAGTCATCTATTAAATAAAGTCTATCACCATCTAATTCAAAGCCGTAAAAATCACCTACTCCAAAATCTTCTATTGATATCGTTGAAGTATCAAAATTACGTATAGAAGTAGAGTTCACACTTCTTTTATGTTCCATTAACATATCATCGTCAAATGAGTGTATATTTAAATGATAATAAGGCTTTAATTTAGAACCCTCACATATACCTGTTCCAATACATTCTCCCCTTGCTTTGATTATATTAGTATTATAACCAAGTGAGTTTGCAATTTTCTGTGCACCTTCTATTAGTGATAAATTCGTGTTACCAAAGCAAACACTCTTTCTACCTCTTCCATTACGAGCCCAGCCGTCAGTATTGATAAGTCCAGCTAATAACTCACTTCTTTGTTTTTTAGAGCCATAAAAATATTCTTCTGGTATATGCTTGTTATCAATCAAATTCAAGTCCTTAAGCGCTTTTCTAAAAGGATTTGACTCGTGTTGCTTATCTTTATCTGATATTGTTACAGCATAGCATTTTTCTCCATCTTCGTCTATTTTCAGTTTCCTTCCTATTGATATAGCGTATTCCTCTAAGTCTTTGATAATTTTTTCTTCGTTCTTATTTACACTGAATTTTGCTCCATTCTTCAGCCCATCACCTAACCATAATCCTAAAATATAAGGTGGAATTTTAAAATCTTTTTCATCTAATTCATATGAAGATTTATAACCTTTGAAGAAACGTCTTGAACTTTCTGGTATTTCCAAAAAGTCATGTAAACGAATATTGACTATATCACCTTTCTTGTATCCTTTGTATTCCCTTGAAGCTGTATATTTAAGTGACAAAACATGTCCCTCATTTACAATATAAGACTCTGCTCTACTCTGATTAACTTTAAAAAGTTTGTCATTTCCTCTTATCAATGATTCAACAACTCTTGTTTGACCGTTAACACCCATCAACTTATCACCAACCTTAACATCTTGAACCATTTTTCTTGTTCCGTCTGCCATTACTATAGGTGTATCTTTTGCATGACACCCCATTGTTGAAGTATAAGTACGTGGGTCGTTCTTATCATATCCTTCGTTAACAGACCAGTCTACATTCACATAATTAGGATATATGCGCATAGATGTTGATTTGAGTGCCAACTTGTAAAGGTCATAGTTAGGGTCGCCTTCTTTTCTATTAACACCCTTCATGCACTGGAAGATACTACAAGGGAATATAGCTGTCTTATGGAATTTACCTACACCCTTAATAGAGCCTTGTAAAAGAGCTTGAATAACTAATCTTCCCTCTGGAAGTGTACAAGTACCATAGTTGATAGATGTAAATGGTAACTGATTACCACTTCTACTTTGTAGTGTATTTAAGTTGTGATATAGACCCTCTACTGCTTGATTGAGTTCATTAAGTGTATCAAACAATGCACTTTGATAAAGTTTTGCATCTAACTTATCTTTATTGTCAAGAGTAAAATCTTCTTCAGATAAACCTGTTTCTTTAAAGAACTCGTTCTTGTAATCCTTAATAAATTTATCAAGTGAAGTTCTTTCTAAGCCGTTTTTATCTTTATAAAATTCTGAAGCGATATTGATAATATCTGAATTATAGAATTTATCACTCTGTTTGATGTATGCATTTATATAATGCTTCATAAAGCTCTTTCTAAAGAACTTAACCATTGTCCAATCCAAATGACTACCACTGACACCACCAAACTGCTGTAATGATTGTAATTGGAATATAACAGCTACTAATTGGAATGCTGTATTAAGTGAATTTGCAGGTCTTACATCGGTCTGTCTTGTGTTGAAACCATTATTAAGCAAATCATCCAATGGACTGGTTAAACAGTTAGTCATACCTACAGCGTATGAATCAAGGTCATGAATATAAATCTCATTGTTTTCATGATTTCTTCTCGCTTTTCTACTCATACAGAAGTCAAGTGCATACTGCTTTGTAACAAGTCTACTTGCTTCGCCCATTCTTCCACCAAATGAGTATTCATCAACATTTGCATTTTGATTTTGAACATCCTCTGCCAAAAGTTTCTTCTTTAAACTCTTAGTCAGTTTGCTTTGATTATCACGTACCAATTTATGCATATATCTATAGATGATATAAGATTTTGCAACATCCTGATAATCAGATGACATAAGGCATCTTTCTACGTTATCTTGTATCTCTTCAACATCTACAGTTGAATCACTTTCTTCATTATAAACGTTATTTAAACATGCTATAATATTTTCAACAGCATTTTTCTTGATATCTTCAAAACTACCAGATTTAGTGTTTTCAATATGTTTTTTACAAGAATCAAAAGCACTCTCAATGGCTTTTTCGATTTTTCCAAAATGGAATTTTTCAAGTGTATTATCTCTTTTACGAACTAACATTATATGTTTTTATAAATTTAATTATTTCTTATTACTGATATCATTTTTTAACCAACGTTGTAAGAATAAATATGATATATTTCATGTTTCGATTAAAAAAATCTGACCATTATCACGCAATATGCAGATAATCAGTCAGATTAAATTTGAAATTTTTTCAACCTATTATTTTTAGGTATTATTTTCAAAAACACGTTTAGCTATACTATTAGCAAAATCTTGTTTTTTTACTTGTTTGTCTTTATCCCATTGAGATAAACTATCTACTACGTTGACGTTATCACATGATATTCTACAAGTACCATTGTTAAACTCTATTCCATCAAAAACTTTTCCTGCCTTACCTGCTCTGTTTTTAAGAATTGCTATAGTAGCTTTATTGTCTTCGATATCTTCAATAGTTCTGGCAATTGACATTACTACATGTGCAACCTGAATCTTTTTGAATGAACCACCAGCCTTATCCATTGTAACGAGTTCAGCATTAACAGAATCTTTAGTACCTTGTAAAGGAATCCAGAAAGCCATATCCATTTCACCTGCCATAGCTTCAAATTTTCTCATAGTCTTTCCTTCTTTTTCCCATTCACTTTGAGTATTAGCATCTCCCTTATGTTCGAGGCATTCAAAGTAGTCAACTATAACGAGGTCTGGTCTAAATCCGTTATTTATTTGCTTTTTAATATATCGTTCAATATCCCACGCTGTTTTTTCACCGCTTGGAAAACGCTTAATTCTTAGATTTTTGATAAGTTCAGGATAATCCTCTTTGTAATGAGATAATTGATTTTTTACAAAAGCTACATAATCTGGTTTACTTAAGTCCTTTGCTTCAATATCAGTAATACGAGCCAAATGCTTGCGCTGTATCTGCTTAATTCTATCCTCGAATACAATTTGTAGTACCTTCTTACCATTTGCAGCTGCATGACCAGCAATTGCTGTTGTCATTGAAGTATTATGTGTAACAATGAAGTAATCTGTCAGATAAAGATGAGATTCTGAATCAACCATGATACATTGTCCATCACAAATAGAGTATGGAGATACAGAAATAATGTATCTTCTACATTCCTCTTTTGATGGATATATTACTTTATTTTGTTCTTCTTCTCTACCAAATATCTTTATATCAGTTGAATATATTTTAACAAGAACTCTATATACGTCATTATCGTCTTTCTCATAAGATGTAATACCACCTAACGAATTGACCAACAAATCAAAATCATTTAATAACTCTTTGTGACGTGTAGTAAACCATGTCTTACCTTCTTCATCTACATATCCACCACCATCCATCATTCCATTCAATAATGAGATACGTACAGATAGTATGTTATATAGATATTCATATCTAATTCCTGTTGCTTTAAATTCACCAATATTCTTTATTACTCTATCCTCTTCGTTTGCAAGATATAAACCCATTTCATAAGGTTTAATTTGTATATTGTTAGGATAAAAATCAACAGGAGCTGTAAGAGGAATTGAAAACATAGGTTCATTTCCTTTGTATAAACCCTTCTCCAATATTTCATCTAAAGATAAAACTTTATCATCCCCACCATTTTCACTTACACTCCATAAATGTTCTTTACCACATTCTGTGTAACTACCATCACTAAATGTAACTTTATAAAATTGCCAATTCTTATGAGGGAACACGTTTGTTACCTTATGCGGAAGACCATCCTCTCCTATTACTTCATCTCCTACGTTAATATCTCCCATATGTTTTACACCATATGGAGTGAAAATTTTAGAATGATATGGTTGTACTTTTCCAAACGAAGACGGACCAATAATAACACCAAGTTCTCCTTTTGCAATACCACCCTCCAGAACGTCATCAATCATATCAATACCAGTCGGTATTGTAACACGATAATCATCTGAAAGTGTTTCGTTAAGATTATCAAAAACACCATAACCCATATCTGTAGGTGTTCCAAGAGTCATAGCATTATTAAAAAGTTCATAAATTTCATCATAATTATCAACTTCTCCATTACTTGCTAATTTCTCTATCTTACGAGCGGTTATAAGCATCTGTTGCTGACGAAAGAACTTTTGCGCTCTTTCTTGAACAAATTTAGAACCGTCTGACGGAGTGTTTTTGATTTTATCTACTAAAGCTACATACTCTTCTCTTTGGATGTCGCTATATGCTTTATCTCTTAAAAGCATCTCCATTACATCATAAGATGGATGTATGTCGTTTTTGTCATAATACTCTTTTAGAAGTCCAACAAATATTTTTAAATGTGGGTCGGTGAATTTATTCTGTTCAATAATAGGATTTAATTCACAGAAGAAATCTTTATCAGCCATAAACTCATGTACAAGTTTATATTGATAAGTTTCACCAAGAAATCCTAAAGTAGCATCGTTGTTATTATTCATTTCAAATAAAATAATTTATTCATGACTTTTATCATGAATGTTTGAAAAGCACCCACGCAGTCTTATCCACGTGGGTGATAAAATTTAATACAATGTGTTGAAGTAATCCTTTGTCTTCTTTGCATACTTCTTTTCAAGTTTGCGCATTCTCTTATAATTCTCATAACCGATATTAAAATTATAATTTTTGTACTTACTTGAATCTGAATCATAATAATATTCATCAGAAGTTGAGAAGTTTTCAATAGCTTCTTTAGGAGACATTTCTCCATGTGTAGAGCACTGATTACAGATTGTATTTATGATAGTCATCAAAATATCTTGCTTATCATAAATCATTTCCTTTAAAGCAGTCAATTCTAACGAAAGACGATTATTGTCCTTAAAGAAGTCCTCTTTATCATACGTAAACACTTGTCCATTCTTATTTGTAATCCTAACCTTCTTGTTGGTAAGGTCAACCCTATCCCTAATCATTCGTGGATAGCTATAACCATCCCAAATGCGTGTAATAACAGGCTTCTTGTTGTCACTAATTACAATTTTAAATGTACACTCCCATGGTTCACTAAGCGGTGCAGTAAACTCTTCAGCCACATCAGATGGATTGTAGTAATAGGTAGTATATATACTACTCTTATCCTTCAAATCCTCATCAATCATTCTTACGATGTCATCTACTGTTTCCTTAAACTCAACAGTGTTCATTGAACCCTCAATGTAATTAGGAATTTTAAAATTACGCTTACAAATAATAAAATCGTTTACATAAATAGTGTAATCAAAACGATACTCCTTGTAATCTTGTTTGTTGTCCATTAATCTTTTTAAAATTTAAAATGTTTGACAATATATAATTAAAACTAAATATCTACTATATTAACAATTCGTCCTACTTCCTCATAGAGTTTTACACCCATCTTACCATTACTATTTTTTGTTGTTTCACCTAATCGAAGTTTTCGTAACTTGTTGTGAGAAACAATATTACCAACGGTCTTATTAAATCTGTTGGTTTTTGTACCTTTCTTGGTTGAAGATGTGTATTCTTTATCATAATCATCAAGTACCAATGTTGATGACAGATATTCTTTCAACTCTCTTGTTGTAGCTTGATAATCTTCCTTTTTAGCAAGGTATTTAACTACAAACGGAACTAAGTTTCTTTCTTTCCACATAACTATATTTATTTTGTTAATGCAAAGATACATGGAAAAAGATTTATAACCAAATTTTCTAACTACTTTTTTTATAATATTTTTTTTCAGAACTGATTAAACGTTCAAACATACCAAAAAGTGAGCCAAATTTGTTCTCATCCAACAATACATTCATCGAGTTTTTTTGAATAATTTTATACACATTAGTAGTTTGTCTACCCTCTGGGTCTATAGGTGCGTCTATTGTTTCCTTTAATTCGCTTTCGGCTTCTTCTGTTAATAACGGTTTACTTAAATCTACTATCTTCCAATTTATTTCAAACAATTTATCCCCTTGGCATCCATCAGTTATTTGGTTAATGATGTTTTCAAGCGATTTAAGCGGTTTTTTCTTCTCGGACTTCCTACTATCCAGAAGTTCTTTGGAACGCTCTATAACGTCATTTAAAGTACCTCTACGAGTTTTAAACTCTGGGAATAGTTTAAGGAATGATGTTTCACCAAGTCCTTTAACACCCTTTATATTATCAGATACATCACCACATAATGTTTTTTCTAATACAATGTTTTCATGAGTAATACCAAGTTCTTCTACTGAGTTTTTTGTACTTATTGCTTTTTTCTTTCTTGGGTTATAAATACAGACATCTTCATTTATTAATTGAGTAATATCTTTATCGGCTGATACAACTACAATTTTTTCATTAGGTTTTCTATTAATACATCTATAAGCTATAATATCATCACCCTCCACGTTATCAAACATGTACTGTCTTACGAATAATTCGTCTAAAATTTCTTGAATGATTCCTCTTTGTCTTTGAAATGATTCATCTTCGGTTTCTCCTCGTACTGTCGTTTGTTTCTTATTACTATGTTTAAGAATATTTTTGCAATAATTAGAAATATATTTGTCATAATCAGTCTGATTTTCACCTACCTCATAATTCTTTCCTCTATTAGCTTTATATTCAGGGTAAATGTTATATCTTAGTATTCCACTCATATAACCATCCCAACATACAGTACATGTTTCAAAATCACGCATTTGTAATATCTGACCCAAAATACGTAAGAAGTTATATACAGCACCATATTCTTCTCCTTTATCATTTAATAATGTTTTATTAACTAATGATATTTTAAGAAGATTATTTCCGTCTACAATTAAAGTATAAATTGGCTTTGTTTGGTCAATATTATTTGCCAATGCAACACTTTTTCTGATTACTTGTTTCATTGTATATATTTTTTGCAAAGATACATTATTTTTCTCATAAAAACAAATAAGAGTGGGATTAACCACTCTTATCTAACGTAAAAACCACCAAGAGGTTTTTGTTGTAATACTTTTATCAAGCTATCAGTTAAATTAGATTGTTTTTCTAAGATATTCCAAGGTAACATTTCGTCCAATCGTTTGTTTAATTCTTCAAGTGCGTTCTGTTTATCCTGTTTTCCTAATTCTAATAACATATTATAATCCATTTGCATTTCAGCTTCTGGTATTTTCACACTACCTGAATATGTACCACGTATCAAACCTAATGTTATCATTGCTTCGGCAACAAGTAATTGTCTAACAGTTTGCTGAGCTGGGTTATTAAGAAATTCATAACGCATTTCGTTTAATGGCACTTGGTCTGGTGTTATTAGAATGTCATCTTTATTTTCTAATCTACATTCATTGGCTGCATCTTCTCCGCCATCACCTATGTCGTAGTATGTATACCAACAATAACACTTACTATATCTATTCCATCCCCAAGTATCATCAGCTGCTAATCCACCTACCATATTTGGTGAACCTGGTGTTGATAAGAGATGTACAAGGTGTGTACCATTAGGTCCTGCTGTAACTTTGTAAGCAAGGTCACCTCTTAAAAGTGAATTTTTATACTTCAAATCCGCAGCCATAAGTGCTGTATCATACGCAGAGCCGACATAGAAACCTGTAATACCCATTCCATTACCCATGTTTCCATATTGTCCATATCCGCCACCAATTCCTGTATCAAGTGTTCCAAGATTGCCATATAATGCAGCTTTTGTTGTTGATGGAGTAATATATAACACTTTGTTAATCTCTCGTCCTGCTGGAATTACATAAACCTGTTTGCCTTGTTCAATTTGAAAAAAATCTTTCTTTAACTCATAACTACCACGTTGCTGTAAACCAACTTCCCTTGAGAACCAGTAAGAAAAATCTCTTGACCAGTCCATAGTACGCACGGTTAATGCATAGGCTACATCGGCAGGGTCTTTCAACAGTGTCTTGTTACCCATCAGATTTAACCATTGTGACTTGATAACCCAGTTTTGTACTTTCTCAGAATAATCACCAATTGCAACTTCAAGTAAGTCACATAACTGATTATCATCTAATTGTATAGTTCTAACTGGTGCACCTAATTTAGTTCTTACAGTCTTAAATAATTTTTTTACTTCTGGTGTTATATCCATTATTATATACTTTTGTAATAAATAGTATTTAAATAAAAAAAGGAGCGGTCTTAAACCACTCCTAATTATTTATTCTTCACTAACTTCTTCTTCACTGAAAGTTAAATCTTTATCAGTAATGTTTTCATCAGTGCTATCACTATTATTTTTATATTCTTCAAGTTTTTTCAACAAATCCTTTAAATCGGTCTTCTTATAATTATCAAGTTCATCCTCACTAATAATACCATTATGTACACAACAGAAAGTACTTTCTCTCATAATATTCCATGGGCTTGGAAGCTGATTCTTAGTACTCTTTATTTTAGTAATAATACCATAATTAACAGTTTCACCTTTATAAGTACAAGTCAAACGCTTTGTAGCTGCCTTGGCAACGCCACCAACATGGAGAATAAGTCGTGCGCCATATACGAATGTCTTACCACCCTTAAACTCTATTGATGCAGCACCGCCCATTGAGTTCATTGAGTCGTTCCATATCTTATTTACACAGAACATGGTATTTGTAAATTCACACCCCACACTCTTAGATGCTGGTATTCGGTTGTTAATAATATTACTAAATGCTTGTGAAATTGCGCCAGCATCAAACATATTATTACCACTCTTACTTGCATAAGACTTGAATGAACCAATTGAACCAATTGAGTCCCAAATGAAACAGATAGGCATTTGTAGTTTACCCTCGTCCTGTTTGTCAAGCAAGTCGTTGATGATATAAGATATATCCTCTAATACGGCTTGCTTACGTTTGGTCTTTGTTTGCTTACCAGTGGAATAATCATTCATACCACATTTTTCAGCAAGAATAACGCTATTGTAATAAAGGAATAGTCCTCTGTAATCAACAATACCCTCTTTTACTTCTCCAGTATCTTCGTCAACAATTTCTCCATAAATTTCCTCAAACTCCATACCACAGTCTTTAGCGTAACTGAAATCAAAGTTATTTTCTGTATCAAAAATGACAGGAAGAATACCTTGTTTCTGACATGCTGCAACAACGCAATTGACCAATGTTGATTTACCAGTGTTCGACCATCCGCCTACAATACTTAAATAACCCAAAGGGATTCCTGGTAACTGAGTAGCCTCTTCAAATGCTTTTGGTAGATAGATAAAATCCATTGGTTTTTCAGCACTTGATTCTCGTGATACCTTCACTTCATCGGTAAAACCTGCAATCGCTCTAATATCATTGACTGAAGGTTTTGCAAAACTTTTCTTTTTAATAGCTTGTCTCATTTTCTAAGTTCTTCTTTCTTATTTCTTTTTTCCAACATTTTCTACATAAGGGTTTGTAAATGTCATTACCACCAACCAAAATTTGATTACCCTCAGTAATAATCTTACCATTCTCATCAAATCTTGCATTGATAGATGCTTTCCCACCGCATTCACAGTACGACTTAACTTCTTCGATTTCATCGGCTAATTCAAATAGTCTTCTTGACCCATCAAAAGTTCTTGATTCGAAATCAGTTCTTAAACCATAACAATAAACATTGATATTTAAAAAATCAACGATATCACTTAATTGGTTAATCTGTTTTTCGGTGAGAAATTGCGCTTCATCTACTAACACCCAAGATAATTCACTGAAATGAGTTTTCATAACATTGTTAATCTCTTTTACTTTTTCGTAAAGATTAACATTTACACCTACACTAATACAATCTTTTGATAAACCAGCTCTGGAAACAATTTTATTATCACCATCTCTTGTATCAATATTTGGTTTAATAATTATTGTAGGTATATTCTTCTCTTCTAAGTTATGCGCAAGGGCAAGAAGTCTAAGTGACTTGGAACTGCCCATTGCACCATAATTAAAATATAATTTTGCCATTTACTTATTATTTAAAATGGTAAATCAACATCGTCATCATTATCATTTGAGAAAATCTCATTAGGTACTTGTGTTGATGGGGTTTCTACTGCATTTCCCGTATTCGCAGTTTCAGGATTAGCTTCAAACTTACTACTTGTATCTGGAGTTAAGTTGTTTTCTAATTCATTCTGATTACGTTCCTCGTCCTCTTGTACCTTTGCATTCTTATCAACGTACATCTGTTTCTCTTTGTCGTAAACAGGTACACCACCCTCAACTAAGATTCTCATATACTCAGGACTCTTTGTAGGGAACACCTCTGTCCACTTCTTCTCATCCTTAATCCAACTAAGTCCTTTCTCAAAATCAGTTGTTAATGGACTTGGGAAGCCCTCATCGGCTACTTTATAAGATGTCTTATTGTCCTTTCCACGTGTAATTGTAATGATAAAATCTTCACCATTATTTAGGTCAAAGATATTATAATCGTTACCTTTCTTCTTTCCTGATTCATTTCTAAGTTTGTAGAAATTCATCATGTGGTCATAAATACCTTGTTGCTTATTTGAACTATTAAACAACCAGAATTTAACACCATCCTCTTCATGGTCTCTATCAATACATCTAACAACCCACGCTTCCTTTGCTTTATCCATGAAAGCTACTTCTCCAAGTTTCTTCTTTGTAACTTCATCAGTAGCTTCTCTCTGTTGTTCCTGCGCATGACGTGATACTTTACAAATAGGACATTCACATTCCTTACCGTCTTTTGCATTCTTTTCTGGGCAAGGAATCATCTTCCATCCACTCTTAGAAACTTCTCTATTTACACGGATAGTATGAATCCATACTTTCTTAAATGGAGAACCTCCTTCTGGAGAGAATGGTAATAATCGGATAGTAAGTGTTTTTTCATTTTCCCCCTCTTCCAAGCGAGCCTGTAAATAATTCTTGGTGTCGAAGGTTGAATTTTGATTCTTAGGCTGAGAATCTCTTAATACATCGTTGTACTGTTTTTCAACAGCATCTGAATTAATGTTTACATTAAATTGTGTCATAAAATAAAAATTTAAAATATTAAAAAATTGATTTGTGAGTCTATATACTCACTTAAACTAAATTATCATTGCAAAGGTGAACTACCCCTGAACTAAATGCTCATTGGTTTCGGACTTCTCTGAGGAATGGCTTTCCAAATGGTTGGCTCTTACTTCCTCTCCACCCGTGTAATCGACAGTCCCTGCCGATATATTATTTAAACCAATACGAAGAATATTGATAGCAGCATTCACGTCACGGTCATGGTGGGCATGACAAACTGGGCATTCCCACTCACGAACAGACAAATCCTTAATCTGTTTATTAACATACCCACAGACACTACAAGTCTGAGAAGACGGAAAGTATCGGTCTACCTTCACAACCTTCTTGCCGTTCCATTCTGCCTTGTAGGTAAGCATGGAAATAAAACTACACCAACTTGCATCAGTAATTGACTTGGCAAGGTGATGATTCTTAACCATTCCCTTTACATTCAAATCC